TATCTTGCTTCTCTGCCATAATCTATTACATTTAATGGGCGATTGAATTCTGTTTTGGTAAGGCTAATGATTAAAGTTATCTTCACCACAAAAATGATTTACGCATACATTCGTGTTTCAACAGATAAGCAAACGGTTGAGAATCAGAAATTCGAGATAGAGAAATTTTGTAAGGTAAGAGAACTGCAAATAGACAAATGGGTGTCGGAAATCATATCCGGAACCAAGTCTGCAAAAGAACGGAAGCTTGGCACCTTACTAAAGAAGCTCAAGAAGGGCGATACCCTTATTTGCTCTGAAATTAGCCGGCTGGGGCGTCGATTAATGGAAGTCATGTCTATTTTAAACACTCTTATGCAAAAAAATATCACGGTTCTAACCGTAAAAGAAAAATATGAATTGGGCAATAACATTCAATCTCAAATACTTGCTTTCGCCTTCTCCCTATCTGCCCAGATAGAACGTGATTTGATAAGCCAGCGGACGAGAGAAGGTCTTGCCAGGCGTGTTGCCGAAGGGCAGAAGCTTGGCCGACATAAGGGTGGTCACAACTCACATTACAAGCTGACAGGTAAAGAAGGATTGATTAAAACTATGCTTGAATACGGATATTCTAAAGCTGCCATTTGTAGAAAATTGAAATGCAATCCTAAAACATTGGATGACCATTTAAAAAGGATGCAATAAGTAATGGGATTTCAAATATAAATTCCTATATTTGCTTATAGAAATGCATATAAACACCAAGAGCTTGGTGGCAACTTACGTTGTCATCGAGCTCTTTTTTTATGTCCTTTTTCGAGGCTGTGGAAGCAATTACTTTTGCTGTCACGGAATGTCAGTGGAAAATTGTAATTCAACAACTTGTTTGATTTCGTCTGATGTACATTTGTGCGGTGTCGGACAAAGATATGGTTATTAGTAGATTATTAAATGAATTGGTGAAATGGATATGAATGATTGGGTTATGTTGGTGACCGCACTCGGTGGCATCGAGGGCATCAAGCAGCTTATCAAGTGGTGGATGTCCCGTAAGACCAACGCGCGTATTGAGGACGCACATGCGGATGTCGAGGAGTTCAAGGCATTACGGGAGTACAACGAGTTCCTTCAGAAGCAGCTTTCGGAGAAGGAACAGCGGTTTGTGGAGCAGACTGACCGGCTCCGTAAGGCACAGGATGAGCTGTTTACACTGAAGGAGACTAATTCTGACCTGAAACTGGAACTGGCACTGAAACGGTGTGAGAGAAAGAAGTGCGGTGATAGAGAACCGCAAAATGGGTATTAATTGAATAAGGAGGAAAATTGAAATGGCGAATGTGTATAAATTAGCGCCGTGGATTCTCAAATGGGAAGGCGGTTTCGTGAATGACCCGGCAGACCTTGGAGGTGCTACGAATATGGGTGTGACTATCGGTACGTGGAAGTCATGCGGCTATGACAAGGACGGTGACGGTGATATAGACGTGGATGACCTGCATCTGCTTACCCGTGAGGATGTCGTTAAACGGGTGCTCAAGCCGCATTATTGGGACAGATGGAAAGCAGATTTGATAACAAGCCAGTCCGTAGCAAATATCCTTGTCGATTGGGTGTGGGCATCCGGTGCACACGGAATAAAGATTCCTCAACGTTTGCTTGGTGTTACTGTGGATGGAATAGTAGGTCCTAAGACACTTGCTGCGGTGAATGCCAGGAACCCGCGTGAGTTGTTCGACATGATTAAGATTGCACGGTTCGATTTCATCGAGGATATATGCAAAAAACGTCCGGCGAACAACAAGTTCAAACGGGGGTGGATGAATCGGATTAACGATTTAAGGTTCGAGGAATGAAAAAGTTACCGTGGATATTAATTGTATTGCTGGCAGTTGCTTGTGTGGTGGTTTGGTTCCGTCCGCATGAGCAGCCTCCGGCAGAGGTCAGAACCGAGACGAGGATAAGGACTATCGTCAAGACTGATACGCTTCTCATCTCCGCACCGATGGCTGTGTTCTGGCGCTTCGTACCGGATGATACGACACGGATAGGTGATACCTTGCTTCATCGCCGACAAGTGGTATATAGAGACAGCTCGTATCGGGCTGTAGTAAGTGGATATGTAGACCCTCGGCTGGATAGTATGACTGTGTATCCGAAGACGGTTTATCAGACAGTGACGAATGACGTCTATCATCCGGTTCCCATCAAGTCGAAGAAGAAGCGTTGGGGATTGGGCTTGCAGGCCGGTTATGGGTATCCGGGAGGGTGGTATGTCGGTGCCGGGGTGAGCTATAACTTGTTCATGTGGTGATGTAAATTATTTATGAACTATTGAAACAATTCTATTTATAACATGATATTTTTAATAAAATTAATTACCTTTGCGCTCGTTCGTAGTTAATTTAGGAATTGAGATATGGGCCATATGTTTTAATTCTTCTACATATTAATTTCAATGAATAGAGCCTATGGAGTATTGACATGGCCCGTTGAGAAACATAAGTTCTATTGTTATTGAGTAATGAAGCGTAGGTATAAACGTAAAAATATTACAGCTATTCGAATTCGTCTATGGAATGCTCATAATATGAGGAGGCGTAGAAGAGTAAAGGATAGAGCGAAATATATAAGAATACAGAGGAATAAAAGAAAAAAAGTTAAATATAGAAGGGAAAGGGGTAATATAACTTATTATTCTAATCACAACAGAACATTGGTTGCTCCTAGTCGTTTTTCTCTATTAGAATACCCAGAGGATGTTATTGGATTTATTAATAAGATAGAAAACTTACTTTCAGAGAATGTGAGAGTGAAAAGTATAATGTTCGAACTACATGATATTACAAGTATCGACATAGGAGCTGTATGCTTATTGCTATCAAAATTAAATGAATTATCCAGAAAGCGAATACAGAATTGGGGTACTCTGCCTAAAGATCAGAAATGTAGAAAATTTATTGAGGAATCTGGATTTTTGGACCGCATGAGAGATATGTCAAGTGGCAGCCCATTTTCAAGAAAAAATAAAAATTTAATTTTGAATAGAGGTTTTGATAAAACGGATAATGCTGCTACAGCTAAAGAAATTCGTAAAGCCGTGGAACATATAACAGGTAAACAAGGATACTTCAAGCCGATATATAGTATTGCACAAGAGATATGTGCAAATTCAGTAGAGCATGCAAATGAAAAAATATATAAAAAAAATTGGCTATTTTCAAGCAGCTATTTGAATGATGAAGTTGTATTTACAATGACGGATATTGGTGACGGCATACTGAAAACCTTAAAACGGAAACTTATGAAACAGATTCAAGATGGCCTTTTTAAAGATTCTGTCGACGTCTTGGTTAATGCTTTTGAAAAACAATATGAATCCAGGACTCAAGACCCTAATAGAAATAAAGGTCTTCCAAAGATTTATAAAGTATCATCAGAAAAATATATCAAAAATTTGATTGTAGTAACAAATAATGTATTTTTGGACTTCGATAATCCTGAGAAATCAAAAATGCTAAGAAACACATTTAAAGGAACATTTTATTATTGGATTTTAAATAAAGAATGTATTGAAAAATGGGAAAAGAGACTCGAAAAATAGCAGTGATTAATTATTCGCTGGATCCCGGACCACGTTATGTGCGTCAGGGTGATGACTCTGGTGAAGATTATTATCATAAGATTCTTAATAATGAGTTTTATGAAGCATTGATTAATGGTCAAGTACTTGAGATTTCATTAGATGGAACGAGTGGGTATGCTTCTTCTTTTTTAGATGAAGCGTTTGGAAATCTTGTTTATGATTTTTCATTAGATAAAGTTAAATCTTCTGTTTCTATAGTTTCAGAAGAGGAGCCAGAATGGAAAGATATGATAGAAAATGAAAGTTTTAATGAATGGGAAAAACGTAGAAAAGACCAAAGAGAACCTGAAAAAACGGTAAATCACCCTGCTTGGTATAAATATAATGGTTCTGAATATGCGCGAAGAGTATGGATACAGAAGTCGAAATAATAGGATTCTCATTATGTAAATCGGACTGGATTTCTGTCTGTAATCTAATTGTAACGAGTGCGATTGGTATTTGGTTAGCATTGATTGTTCAAAAAAATTTCACTATTAATAGAGCGATAAAGGATTATTATATTCAAGAAATAAAAGACGTTAGAAAATTATATGTTGATTTTTTAAACAATGTGTACAAAGGAAAGATTTCTGCAAAAAATATAAAAGAATGGTTTAAGATAGTGTCCAATAGAATTAATTGTGTTGAGCGAAGTTTAAATGATTCATTTTATATAAAAGACAGTAATATAGGTAGAATACATTCAGAGATACAGAATTTTATAACTGGTACAGATGATTTTAATAATGGCTATCGAAATGATAGATTAGCTTTTAGAGAAACAACCAAGAATGAAATTTTAGTGTACCATACTAAATTGTTAGAATGTTTTACAGATGTTGTTGTAAAGATTAATCGAGCTAAAAAGCATGGATTACTTTGGCAAATAAAACGATTATTTAGAAAAACTGAGGATGTAAATTAAACTGTGTCAGCAAGGAATAAAGTATTAACTTTGCTAACACAGTTTTTTTTATGAAAGAAGA